AAGTTTGGTATAATTAATATGTTAACAACAGAAGATGAGGTGAATGTAATGAGCAACGTAAATAAGAAAAAATACACTATTGTCACATACGGTTGTCCGAGTGTAATTGTTAACTGGATTTATATATAAATTCATGAACTATTCCATTCTTAAACTTTATAGCCGATACTCTTCCCTCATCAATATAAATCTTATCTATAACAGTATTAATAAAATCCTTTACTAACTGCTTGTCCGTATTCATGATCAACTTTTTATAATTAATATTTTTCTTATTCATAAATTCATTATTCAATACAAAATAAGTCGCTGCTTTTAAAAATGAACTATCATAGATTGACCTGCTGCTTTTGTTATGATGTTCTTTTAGCTTTAAGTTTATTTCCTCAATTTTATCTGATATGTTTTTCTTTTGTAGTAGATAATCCTTTTCTGACATAGCATCATCAGAATAAAGATATAAGTCATTTAATCTTTTTAAAGCTCTTTCATGCTTTTCTTTATCTCTTTTCAATCTTTCTAGTTCTATATCAGTTACTTTATTGTCAGTTTGTAATTCAATATTTTTATTTCCTTAATAGAGGATAGATATAATAGTGTCTTCTAATCCTAATAGGTTAATGCCTACTACATCTTTAAACACATTAGAGTTTAAGAGCGTTTTTTCTAATGATTGAGCTGTTGTCTTACTAGAAATTTTCTCCTGAGACTTTACAAGATTGGCTATATATTGCAATACGAAAGGAGCTATCTTTACATCAGTTGCTATTTTAGTAGAGCTACAAGGTTGTTTTTTGATTTTGCTTTGGCATCTATAAAAGGAAGGTTGAAAGCCATCTTTTCTAGGCTTGTCCAGGTTTGCTGTAAATCTTTTATTGCATCTATTGCATATTAATAGGCCTGAAAATAAATGAGTATTAGTATTTTTTCTAAACATAGCTGTATTTTTATCTGCATTTTCATCCATTATTCTATTACATTCATCCCATAGTTTAGGTTCTATTATTCCAGGATGATTGTTTTCTATAATAATCCATTCTTTTTTGTCTTTTTTTCTACCTCTGCCACCTTCTCTGTAATTGTACCTATAAGTACCTTTATAAAATGGATTTCTTATTATGTCTGAAACAGTTTTAGTAGTCCATTGTCCTCCTCTTTTAGTTTTCATACCGTTTTTATTTAGCAGTTCCATTACTCTAGTAGAGGACTTTAATTCCAGATAATTATTAAATATAAATTCTATCGTAGGAGCTTCTTCTTCATCTATTACAGGAAATTTTTCTTCTTCCGACCATTTGTAGCCTAATGGCATATTAGCACCGTTCCATAGCCCTTTCTCCGCCCTAGATAGCATCGTAGCCCTTACTCTTTCAGCTGTAATCTTTCTCTCTAGCTCAGCAAACACTAATATAATTTTTAGCATAGCTTCACCCATAGCAGAGCTAGGTTCATTTTTACTTATAAAGGTTACATTATGTTTCTTCATTTCTTCATACATAGTTGCATAGTCTAATAGATTCCTGGATATCCTGTCTATCTTCCATACTAGCACATGAGTAAACTCATTTTTCCTTATCCTATCCATCATCTCCTGGAAGCCTGGTCTATCAGTATCTTTTCCCGAATATCCTGCATCCTCGAATATCTCATAATTATCTATTCCTAGTATGTATTTACAATAATTTATTAACTCTTTTCTTTGTAAAGGTAAAGAATCTTTGTCAATTTGATACAATGTAGATACTCTTACATATAATGCAGCCTTCATTTTATCACCTTCCTTACTATTTTATGTTTAGTGCTTTTAATGTTGCCTCATCTAGTTCTCCTGTAATGGGCAGACCGTTATCTTTCTGATATTCTTCTAAGGCTTTTTTGGTTTTTTCTCCTATAATTCCATCAATTTTACCATCGTAATACCCATCAGCTTTTAATTTTAATTGCGCCATCATAATTTTTAATTCAAGGCTTCTTTCCATAAATTCTTCATATTCTTCTGAAGTCATCATATTCTTGCTTTCTCCATAATTCGTTGAATCAATAGAGCTATCATCATTATAATAATCATCGTAATTTGCATTTTCTTGTTCTAAAATATATTCTTTTATTATGTCTGTAGTAAGTTTATGCGCCATTATATTCAAGATTAAATGATATGCCATAATAAGAAAAATTATAACTAATAATGTTATCCATAAATATTTGATATATTTTTTANGTTTTTTATTGGGAGCNGTTTGCATGATAGGTTCTTGACTTTCTTGATGTGAGTTTAATTCAGGAAAACTAGCTTTANGTTCTTTTTTGTTTAACAAAAATTTACGCATTTTTTTGATAATATTATTATCTAATATGATTATAGTAACTATGCTTGCTATAAGAAATGCTATGCTTATTATAAATTTACTATCAATAAAGAAACCTACTTCAGAAAATAAAGATATATACGATACTAAAAAATGAATTGATACAAAAATTAGCATTAGAACTGCATTATCAATAATATTTATCAATTTATCTTTTCTAGATTTTCCTGCAATGGATAACCACCTAAATAAAAATGCTAATGGAAGATACATAAAAAATACGACAGCTAACATATCTCGCTCATCGGAGTATGACAGACCTTCTATTAAATAATAAGCTGCACACCATAAAATGAAGTAACTTATTCCAGCACTTAAATAACGCAATATTTTTTTCATGATAATCCCCCTTTTTTTTAACCATATGATATTATAGCTTTTGCTAATCTGTCAGCTTCTAACTCTAAAGATGTGTGCTCCATATCTAAACCTATTATGTACCCCACTTTTGGCATATCATTTACTATATGCTTAATCTCGTGTATAAAAACTTTCCTTTGTGTTATATAATTTACATTTCCATTTATAATAAGATGGTAATTTCCTAACCTGCTATAATAAACAAATCCTAGTACAGCACATGATAGATCGCATGTTACAGTCAATTGTATGTCATAACCTCTTAAAGTTTCGTGAAGTGAGAGGTTATTATTGTTTACAAATTTAAGTAACTGTTTTTCTAGTAACTCTAAATCCATGTGAAGCCCCCCTTTTTATGTCTCTATTCCCTTGACTCCTCATCCTCAATAGCTTTTATTATTCTAATGACTTGTTGAATTGTCTTTTTATCTAATGCTCTTGTTTGCTTAAACAGTAATTGTAGTTCTTCTCTTTCCTTTAATTCATTCCAGAATTCAAGTAACTCTTCATCTTCCTCTAAAGCATCTGATATTTTGTCTGTAGGATTTTTTACATCTGTTAAACCAAGTAGATAATCTACACTACAATTGAATATTTTTGATAATTTTACTAATGTTTTATAGTCAGGTTCTCGTCTATTTTGTTCATACATACCTATCGTGCTAGGAGATACTCCTATCATTTTTGCTAATTCCTCTTGAGTTATTTTCTTTTTTGCTCTTTCTTTTTTAATTCTATTTCCTATCATTTTATAACCCCCTTTTTATAAACTCATATATTTATATAATATCACACTATGTGTGTGATTAAAATAAATTACACAAAAAGTGTAAATACTTATTGACATTACACTACATGTGTGATATTCTACATATAGAACCACACATTGTGTAGGTGGTGACATACATTGAGGAACGAATTAATTAACTTTAGGAAAAAACTAGGGCTTACTATAAATGAGATGGCTACAAAGGTTGGAGTTTCTAGCTCATTTTATGAAAAAATTGAATATGGAGATAGAAACCCAAGTTTTAATTTTATAACAGCCTTCAAAAAAACATTTCCAGAAATAAATACAGATGAAATTTTTTTTTAATAAACAACTACATGATAAGTGTAATTAATAAAAATTATAAAAGGGGGCGTATGTATGGACAAGTCTACTGAAGCTACTAAAGCAAAAATAGACAGGCTTTAGAAATATCTGAATGAAGAAGGGATCTATACTGTGGAGGAGCTAGAAGAAAGAATAAAGACTATGCCTAAAATCAATATTGCACCATTCGTAACTCCTTTAAGTGTTTTAAAAAAGGAGATGACGAGATGTTAGATGCTATAGCAAAGGTAGTAAAGAGAATAGTTTTTCAGGTGTAGATGGCAGAATCTTAATAATACCTTTACTAATTTTATTGTACGCAATTATAGGACAGGCTAAAGAAGCTATTTCAATGGCGAAAGAGATATTTAGAGAGGAGGAATAAAAATGAACATCAAAGAGTCAGACTTGAAGGGGTTAATAAGATACATTGAACAAATTAAAACTTGCATAACAGAAGGCAAAAACGAAGATGCTCTATATTTTCTTACAGCTCTACAAGATAACATAGACAACTATATTGAAGAAAATAGAACAATCAAGATAAACGACAAAGTAGAAATTACTGATATTACATCGGATTTAGATATATACAAAGATTTCTTAGATGCAAAAGGTCGTGTAATAGCGATTCTTAACAATAGAAAATACCCATACAAAATTGAATTCGCAGATAGAAGGCTTAGGCAAATAGCATCACTTAGAGAAGTATGCTGGAAAAAAGAAGAATTGAGAGTAATTTAAAGGAGGAAGTATAAATGAGAAAGAAGTTTGATGAATTATTTAATCATATTAAAAGGGACGGGAAAGATGAATTATTGATGTATTTGGAAACCAGTGGCTATTTTATAGCTCCATGCAGTAGTCAATATCACTTAGCAGAAAAAGGAGGTTTATTGGAGCATAGCATAAATGTTACAGAATTAACACTGGAATTAGCAGAATTTATGAATTGTTTTGAAACTGATATGACAGAAAGTATTGTCATTGTTGGGTTATTCCACGATTTAGGTAAAGGTGAATACTATAAAAAACCTCACTATATCGAAAACATACTAAAGAGTGGTAAAAGAAGTGAATCTAAACCTTATACATCTAACAAGGACAGGCTTTATGTACCTCATGAAGTAGCCAGCATTCATATCCTTTCAAAATTCATCCAACTAACAGAAGAAGAAACCTTTGCAATTCTCTACCACAACGGTTTATACACTTCTACAGGATATGGCTTAAGAGGCAATGAAAGACCATTACAGACTTTATTGCACTTTGCAGATATGTGGTGTTCGAGGTTTATAGAAACAGAAATTGATCCTATTAAAGTTAACTTTGATATGTCAACACTTTTTTGGACATATTTTTACCGAACAATTTATATAAATCCCCATGAATTTGTTTGCAATTATAAGATTATTTATTTGGTCCAGTC